CTCCAGTGGACTGGCACAGTTAGCAGTATCATCAAGAAGGATTCGTAAGTTACCAGCCGATGTCGCAACAGAACTCCTGATCCAGAACTCTATATGTGTGTACTGGCTTATATCCTTACTGGTTATTGAATCAGTGGCTATATCACCAGCAGATGCACTACCAGTAATAGCTATCCTGTTACTTGCAGTACCCTGTTTCTTCATCTTGGTATCTGCCGTGATAGTAAAGTTGGAATCTACCTGTTCATCCATGGCAGTATTACATGAAAGTAATCTGGCGAAATCCACCTTGGATCGGTAGTAGATATTCTGGATCATAGAAAATCCAGAAGGTATATCAAACCTCTGGGTCTTACCATCTGAATGAAGAGAGATATTCTCTACTGGATCATAGAAGTTTCCAGTAGCATCCATGATGGCTTGGTTAATAAAGTCGTTAATAATAGCAGGATCATATACAGTATCCCAGATTTCGTATGTATCTCCGCTAGCTACAGTAAAGCTAGCATTCTGTTGAAACTGGATAGTGTTATTACTAGCAGTGTAATCATTAGCATACTGGGTAGTCTGAGTAGTTCCGTCACTAGCATCTGTAACTATAACGATCTTACCGTTATAGTTATCATCGCCTCCTCTAAAGGTATTAACATCAATTAAGGTGTTATTGGTTCCACCTGTAGCAGTACCAGTTTTAATCGCATTAAGGTTGTAACCAATTGACTGACGTAGCTGTGCTCTTGTACGCCCCTGTACTATAGCCATTAGATATCACCTCTTAGGACTTCTTTCTTCTTTTCGCCATCTTCTTACCAGTTCGCTTGGCTGCTCTCTTAGCTGCTGCCCTTCCTTTAGCGGTGTAAGGATAATCTTTTTTACCCACCTTCGGCATCGTCTGTATCCTCCGATTGGCTCTCTAATTCTACTATTCTTCTAGACAGTGCGGATACTCTAAGTTCTAAGTTAGCAACCTGAGATACCTTCTGTTGGAAAGCATTCCGAATATCCTCATCTGTAATCTGAATCTCAATGTCTTGTGTCATAGTGCCTCCCTATTTAAGACCATCGTAATAGATTTTATTATTACTACTCCCTTTACGTTTGTTCCCATGAATACGAATCTGATCCAGTATCTTCCCTATCTCCTTACGTTGTTCAGGAGTGGGAGCTGGCTTGTTATGTCGTGACCTTACATCTATCAGCCACCGTTCAAACGCATTACCCACCATCTCTTCAATGTGGGCTTTGGAAGTAGTGTCATCTACAAGCACCTTGAACTGATGCTTGCGGTTTGTAACCTCATCATGTACTAGAAACTGGTATTCATATATGAGTCCACCAGTTTCATAGTTATGCCCCACAGGGATAACCCCATTATGAGTTACTCCCTGTGGAGTCCAGAGTTCTGTTTGTTCTGGAGTAGCTACCATTAACCTATGTTAGCTTTTACAAGTCCGTATTCACCAGTTACACCAGCTATAGGACCCATAACTGCCACTACAGTTCCTTCATCATCTGCATCAGAGTCAAGAACTTCAATGGCTCCATCCACACCCTGAGACACAACTAACTGTGCACCAATTCCCGGTGTGCCATCAATCAAGGCTGTTGTAAATCCTTTATCACAAATCCATCCGTAATATGTATCTGCAATATCAACACAAGCCCATCCTAATGGAGCATTGTCTATATCATTAAAATCGTGAATCTCTACTTCTTTATGGGGATTCTCATACAGACCAACTTGCTGTGAAGTTGTTATCGCAGTTGCAAGTCCATCTTCTTCATCAAGTGTTATTACACATCCAGTTGCACTGGATACCGCAGTATTACTTTTAACCCTGTACATGTGACCTTCTTCTTCAACATCGTTGAAGATAAGCCAACCGTCCTTGTACTGGTTTAGTGTAATAGTTAAAGAACCAGAAAGAGTTACAGTAGTATCTCCTGCTGAAGCAGCATTTACTGCTAAGTCAACTTGGTGGGCAGCAGTTCCTGCCATACCATCTACCAATACACCTGCTGTTATAGCCTCACCTGCTTGAACATATACAAATTCTCTATCGAAAATCTGCATACGAGTACCCAGTTTATGTTTCTGGGCAGAAGTGGTTACTTTTTCCCATCCGTATTTTCCCATTATTGATTGTGGAAACGACAATTTACCTATTCTCCTTTACAGGGTTTACCCCTGCGATCAACCGTTTTTTATTAACCGAATAGCCACGGTCAATCGTTACAGCTATTCAGCACCTTTGTGCGTCTTCATATGAACACGCAATCGTGATAGTGCTCCTGCCTTGGTAAGTGCAAATACCTCTTCACCACAGTCCTGACACATTACCGACTCTTGTGGTTCTGTATCCTCTGATTCTTTAGAAGGCTCTACATTAACCTTGGTAGCAACACACCACCTGCATTCGCAGGTATCGCCAGGTGGGTATGGAAGCATACCCAACCTAGCTTTACGCAATACATAGTCAGGTGATCCGGGCAGATTATCTACCTTTGACCCGACTGGACTAACGACTTCATCATTGAGATTTGTAAGAGGCTTATGTCGATAGAGAGTTATCTTGGGTTGCCACTCATCGACATACTTCCAAGAAAATCCTTGTGCCACCAACTCTTCTCTAAGTACGGTTCTCTCTCTAGTAGTTACCATGTTAGTCCTTTCTAATAGGTGTGCACCTATTAGCTAGTTGCTGGAGTTGTTGAGTCGAGCGTAAGTGCTGCGCCTCTACTATCATCCAGTTCAAACACCCCATAATCAGATGTCATAACCAGTTCTGTAGCACGGAGAGAAGCATCTCTCTGTCGCTCAGTTCTGGTATCTACAGACTTCAGTACAGCAAGTGCAGACTTGTCAGCTATTACACCAACAGTTGCAGCTGCCGTAGTTCGGGTTATATTTCCGTCTTCAAATATTGGCACTCCGTTTATTGGTCGAAGACCAGAGAAGAAGTTGCCAAGCAAATCTGATGTCCAACCAGCAGGTACTGGATATGTCGTAGATGCGGTAACCGCAGTACTAGCAATATCAAATACTGTAAATGGATGGTGGTTGATATATACCTGTGAGCCAAAGTTACTGCCATGTGCATAAGCAACAGTTGCAGCTACGTTAGCAAGAGTCATACTTCTACCAGATGCACCCAAGTCTACCGAAAACCCTGAATATAGGGCTGTAACATCATTGTCTTTCTTTCGTGCCATACCATCACCAAGCTGTCTTCCAACAATGCTCATCACATTATCAGCAGCCTGTCGTATCAATTTGTCTGTGAGGATTACCTTGGCTCCAACCTCTGATGCCGTAAGGTCAACAGTGGTCATACCAATCTCTTCCTCATCAACTATGTCTTGTCCATCGACAAGATCACTCATTGACATCTGGGCTACCTTTGGAACCGTTACTTGTTTGGCTCCCTTGGGTAGAGTGAATTGTTCAATAAGTGCCATAGCAGGAGCATTATGCTCCTCTGTGTACCTTGCAGACGCAAGGATTATTCTCTGGGCATTTTCCAGATTCCCAGTTGTCGCTGTCTGTGCCATAAGTTACCCCCTTGGCTACTCGATACCTAAAGTCTTCTTCGCCGCAGCCACCGCATTTGGTGACCTATCTCCAGCATTATAGCGATCTAACCAACTTCCGTCATTAGCCGCCACTTCAGGTGCACCCTGAGAATTGTCAAAACTCTGTGATGGAACCTGTGCTTTTCTTAGTTGTGATAGTTCATCTCTAACCTTTCTATCATCTGACATCTTCTTAGCAACTTGCTCCATTTGTTCAGGAGTTTCAGCTAATCTAAGAGTTGCCATATCTTCAAAGGTTAATCCATGCTGTCTAGCAAAATGCTCTGCAGCAGCTTGCTTTCCCTGTATCTCTGACATCTGTTGTTGATGTTGTTTCATCATGTTTATCTGAGCACCCTTGGTTTGCATATATTGATATGCAAGCTGTTGTGCCTGATCGGGCATGTATCCCTGTGTTTCCAGTTGTTGCTGATATCGTTGAGCCTCTTGTTGAAGCTGCGATCTCTGTTGAACCTGTTCATACTGTGCAGACTGTTGCTGCATCTGTTGTATCTGCTCTGGGGTCATCTGTGTATTAGGTAACGGAGCAGGTGGTGGTGTAGTCGGTGTTTCTGCTACTGGTGTAGTAGGTTCTTGAGGAACCGTACTATCTGTAACAGGTGGAGTTTCAACTGGTGCAGTAGGCTCTGCTACTGGCTCTGATATATCCACTTCTGGTAGTCCGTTTAACCTATCAACTTCTGCCAGAATAGGATTATCTGGTTCAGGTGTAGGTGAATCCGGCTGTATCAGCGGTGCTTGTACTGGTTCTGTATTCTCGGTTACCATCTTGCCTCCTAGTTTAACCTCGTAGGTAATCTACCATATAAGTCACTATAATACTGAATATTATCTCTATGATATCGTGAAGGGACTCTTCCATACCACCTGATAAGTATACGGTCTATCTCTTTCCCATTTGGATGGGAACCAAGTAACTGATTTCTTGCATTACTTTTTACTTGCTTTAACCGTTTGATTGCAGATGCGAATGGACTTGTTCTTTCTATCGTCATCTTTGTCTGTGAGCCACCATCTCTCCATCTGATGTATTCATCTATAAAACTGACTCCACCTTTAGGAGAAAGCAATGCTGTGTATCTTTCGACTTCAGCATTCACAGCCTCTAAATCCCACCATCCTACTTCATCTAACTTATCCATAGCATTATAATACTTGAGTATTTCGTCATGATGGTTATCTTCTCTACTTGCTACATAGTGAGCATCAAATCGTTCTACTAATTCATCTCCCCATGTAGCCCTTTCTCTGTCAAAGTCTGCCTCAAATGCTTTCCAGTCCATGTTCTGGAACTCATCACTATGTTTTTTCATGAGAGTAATCCATCTATGCCTAGCCCATGTAACTGGAGTCTTGGCTTTCATCTCTGCTAATCTTTCCTCTGATGGGTTCTCCCATTCATCAGCATACTGTTTTATTTCTAAGAACTCATCTTCGTACTTAGTTGAAATACCATCCATACGTATACGGTACTTAAAGGATGCATCACTTATTGCCTTTCTAATTTTAGTAGGCTCCCATACCATGCCCTGTGCAGAGAGCTTGTCTGGGTTCATAAGTCTTTCATATATATCAGATTGCTCTGCTATTCGACTTTCTTTTAGTTCTTTACGTTCCTCTTTTTGTTCATACCAAGCATCATCCTGTTCTGCTCTTTCTACAGATCGATCTGCAAGTTCGTCTACTAACTGAGAGTTCTTTGCATCTCTTTCAACTTCTAATCTTTCTGGAGCATCAAGATCATGCAATCTTGTTACATCAGAATTAGGAAAGGTATTGCGGATCATGGTTTTCTCAATATCAACCTTACCCGGTGCTTTGATATTTTCACCGAATGACTGTAATACAAGACCCTTCATACCAAGACTTTGCTCTGTTACTGGGATGACATCTTGTAATGTGGTATCAGGATGAATGATTCCCCCACCTATTTCTGGTAGGTGCACACCTCCCGATATATCTGCAATAGAACCAACCGCAAGTTGACCCAGACCTATTGGAGTACCCATGTCATAAGCAAATTGCACTACTCTTCCTACATGACCGAACTCATCTGTTTCTCGTCCATAGAAATCACTTGATGTAAATAGATTTCTAAGTGCACCCACAGGTGTGCTCAGCCTAGACTGAATAAATTGAACTGGTTCCAATAAACGACCAGCAGTGTCCATCTGACCAAGCATATCTATCAGGGCTTTTTCACCAGACCTAGTTGATACAGGGAGAGATGGTGCTAGGAATGATGATTTGTAACCTATTGGAAACCCTTTCTCTTTACTGTAGACAGGTACATACCTATCTGTAGGAAGTAGAGGAAGTCCAAGCGGCCCTTCTGCTTCTTCATCAGATACAAGAACAGTTGCCATGTGTATAGCATTGGCAGCAGC